TGGATGAAAATACCTTATAAATATGAAGATGAATGTAAAACATTTCATACACAAAATGTAAATGATAAGCCTCGTAGTGGTTGTTTTAGTTTTGTTTATACAAGTATTTTAGGATTGGTAAATCATTATGATTATTTATTAGACACTGCATGGGAAGGAACACTATTAATTTTCCCTTCTCAGCTAAAACATCAAGTTTATCCATTTTATACAAGTGATGAAGAGCGTATATCTATCGCAGGAAATATTTATTAAAAACATGAAAAAATTTATTTTGCTTTTAGCTCTGTTATCACCCAGCATAGCTAGAGCCAATACAGTGACTCCTCAGTGGAGCCAGGGCAGTATGCAATCTACTACTAATACTACCCAGACAATAACAGAAACTCGGAATACAAAAGTATATGGGTCCGAGATAAATACTTGGTCAGGTACAAACGTAACTCCATCAGGAGATATAACTGACTCATCAACAACTTTCTCAGTTACAGATAACACCCAAGCATGGCAGCTAGAGACAACAACAAGAGCAGCTGGTTTAGTAGAAGAAATAGATTCAGTAATAAACATAAATACTACTGCTACTACTACTTCCTTATCAGTATTCTCACAATAAATCCGTTGTTTGCAGAAACAACAAATTCATCAAATCCAGTAGCAGCAGCAACGTCAAATAATACGAACCAATCAGTTCAATTTAATAACAATGGCGGTCCATCCAGACAATATTTTGGTACTGGCTACAGCTGCAACGGATCAACTATGACGTTATCACCTTTTTATATGGGAAACGATACACAGCCACAGACAGAAGATGGTTACGTCATATCAGAAAACTGGGGCTTTCAGATAAACTTTATGGTTCCGCTATCACGGAAATCTTTAGATCAATGTTTATCTTTAGCAAAACGCCAAGAAGACAAAATACGCTTAGATATGGAGCTCGTGCGTAGTCTCAAATGTGCAGAAATTTTTTCCAAAGGTTTTATGCATCGCCCTGGTTCCAGAGTTGCACATATGTGTAACGACATTATTCCAATAAGCTCTTATTTAAAAGAAAACAATGTTAGCACTCCTAAAACCAATCGTTTTAACCTTTTTAAAAAGCGATAAATTTAAATATTTTATATGCGATATCTTAGAAAAGCTGGTAGCTGAATCGTCAAATAAATTAGATGATAAGGCACTTGCCATAATTAAAAAAGGTTTAGAAATAGAATGAACAAAAAAGCAACCGAAGATCAATTTAACGAGTTGCATAATTTAGTTACTACAGAATTTTTGAGCCGTATAAAAAGCGGAGAAGCCACTACTCAAGATTTGAAGGCAGCATGCGATTGGTTAAAAACAAATGACATAAACGGTGTGGCTCACGAAGGTACACCATTAGATAAATTGGCAAAAATTATGCCAACTATAGATCCAGAATCAGTACAGAAGAGAATGTATGCGAAGTACCGCTAAATATTACGCGAGAAATCCAAAAGCACGAGCCAAACGTCTAAAACAACAAACTGAATACGAAAAACAACCCCACCGTAGAAAAAATAGAAGCAAACTAGCCATGCTTAATAGGAAAATGGGCAAGGTTGGCGATGGTAAAGACGTTTCACACAAAAAAGATGGCAGTGTATTTCTCGAAAAACAATCAAAAAATAGAGCAAGAAAGGGTAGAGCATGACACCATTACTACCTAGTCCAAAACATTACCTATACAACTTAATAACCATGACAAGTCCAGAAGCAAAAAAGCTGTGGCGTAGAGCCATCAAGGAACACTTCAACTGTACATGCGTTTATTGCGGAAAAAATTATGAAAAAAACGAACTCACGATTGATCACGTTAAACCAAGAAGTAACGGAGGCGATAGCTCGCTTAGAAATCTCGTCCCGGCGTGTAGAAAATGTAATAAAGACAAAGGTAGTAAAGAATGGCTGACATGGATGCGACAAGCTCATGGGCATGACCCAACAAGAGAACAATTAATTTCAGAACATATAAGTTAAATGAAAAAGCCTAACTTAAGAAGCTTCAAAGGCCCTAATCGTGCCAAAAAATATGCTGAAGCTATGGCTAAATATAAAAAAGCGCAAAGAGCCATAGTAAAATCACCAGGAGGAAAGGTTGTTAAATCCCCTGGTGGTAAAATACAAAAAGCTAAAAAGCCTGGAAAATTAGCTACAAGACCTAAAGCTGTAACACCAACTGCAAAACAACTGCCACCAGCTGGAGGTACAAGCGGTAAGAAAGTCATACAGACTAAATCACAAAAGCAAG